GAGTTACACCATAGAGAGGACATACGCATACAGGCCAGACCTGTTGGCCTATGACCTGTACGGCACACCCCGATTATGGTGGGTGTTCGCACAACGTAACCCAGATCAGATAGAGGATCCCATATACGATTTCAGACCGGGAGTGACCATACAGTTGCCAAAAAAGGCCAACGTCAATGCAGACCTAGGAATATAAAATGGCATCCAGCAATAAGGAAATCAATCCATTACACAGTGCCGCGACGTATAACACCATCTTCACACTGAGCGGACTTAGGGAAACAGAGATAAGGGATCATAGTTTCCTCACCAACTCGCCCCATGACATCATAGCACGTACCGGCGGGATTGGAAACGCCAACGTCAGCAGTGGTGGAGATCCATTTGCCGGCACAGGTGGTACCAATGCGGACGACAAGATAGTCAGGGACGCCTACAAGGACTTTACAGGCAAGTACCAGGACAGCATCAGTATACTGAAGAGAAGCCATGACATGTTCATAGAGAACGTGAACATAACATCAACGGTAGGACCCAACAACGAGAGAAACCTTGCCAACTTCACCAAGATGGAGTTTGAAATACACGAACCATTCAGCATCACGCTGATAGAAAAGATCAGGGCCGCAACGGCACTGAACGGGTTCCAGGATTACCAGGACGCACCCCTGCTGTTGACCATCGACTTCAAGGGGTTCGACGAACACGGGAGACCACTCTCTTTCAACACCAAGGATGCCGGCGGACTTCGCAGGAGGATACCTATCTTGATAGCCCGTGTGGATTTCGACGTCAACGAGGGAGGAGCCAAGTACAACGTGGTGGCCGTGCCATACACGGACATAGCGTTCGATGACAGGTTCAAGTTCCCTAGGACAGATCTACCGGTCGCGACCAATGACGCCCTGGCATGGACGCTCAAGGTACAGGAGCAGTTAAACACACAGATGCAACAGGAGATCGATGAGAAGAAACGGCAATTCAAGGACGAATACGTGTTCAAGATAGATCCAGAGGTGATCAAGAATGGAGGGGTGTATCAGTCCAAAGCAGATTCCATAAACACTACCTCCCAGGTGGAGGACTACTACAACACAGGTCCTTTCTCGTATTTCAACAACACCGAGGCCAAGCAGTTCAAGAGTTATGCCAAGGCCACTAGTTTCACCAGCCTCACGAAATTCTTCGAGGACGCGGTCAGGCAGTCCTTCGGGTACATCAGCCTGGTGCAGAACTTCTGGGAGGGTTACCTGCAGAGCCTGGGTTACACGGTGTCGGCCGAGACCCCCGATTCCATAAAGCAGGTCCTACGTAGCAAGGAGTTCGCCAACAAGATAGCCTCTGATCCGTACATACCATGGTTCAAGATCAAGTCCACGGTGCAGACCGACACCACGAGGTTTGACAACATCACCAAGATGCACCCAAAGAAAATCATCTATCGAGCCGTTCCTTATAGGATACACGTGCTGAAACTGATGGGGGCAGGCATGAGCGTGAAGGCGGACTGGAGCAAGTACGTTAGAAAAGAATACAATTACCTGTACACCGGTGACAACCTGGACGTCCAAGGTTTGAGGATCAACTACAAGACAGCCTATTACATGCGTAATGTGAGGGAGGCCAAGAGCACCACGGAGACTGGTGTGCTACAGGACATCAAACAGACCATACTAGAGGCATTCGGACAGGAGAAGGATCCCGAGCCCACACTGCCTTTGCGACAGTACCCTTCCATACTCAAGGGCAGGAGCACAACGGAGACAACCAATCTCGAGAACCTCAAAGCCCAGGAGTTCTATGATTACCTCACAAACCCTGAAGCGGACATGATGAAGATCGAGTTGGACATACTGGGCGATCCCGCCTACATCTGTCAGGACGTTTACATGCCGGTCACAGATGCGCAGGATGACAAGATCTTTGGTAACAAGGGAGAAGTTTTTGATCAGCAGAATCACAGTTTCAACGCAGACCAGTTCATGCCATGCATTAACCTAAGATACAGGTTGCCAGATGACATAGATGAAAGGCAAGGCACCATGTTCAGTGGCAAGAAACTTTTCAGGGACGAGAATCTATTTTTCAGCGGGGTGTACCAGGTGGTCAAGATAGACAGCAGGATGGATCAAGGCCAGTTCCTACAAACACTGACCTGCGTGAGACTGAACAACCAATCAGGAGAAGGCTTGCCAATAGATCTTGTTGATTCTGCTCGCAGGGGAACGGACCTCCTATCGGAGGAAGCAGGCACAAACACCAGCGCCATCAACGGCATCAGGACAAGACAAAAAATACAGGAGAACATCAAGACCAAGGCAACCACAGAAATCAACAAGGTAATTAAAAAAACAAATCTTAGGGGAATGAACAGGTAATGGCATATTTTGATTCGAGGGGATTCACGGATTCGCAGGACAACCAGAAGGATTTCAATGAGAAGTACATCGACAGCGATCCAGGTCCATACATAGCCACGGTCAAGACCACAGCGGACCCATTGCGCATGGGTAGGTTGGGCGTGAACATTCCAGCACTCACTAATACCCTAAATCCAAAACCAAATCAGATCACTTGGTGTCAGTACCTGTCGCCCTTCTACGGTGTGAAGAGCCTGAATGCGACATCAAACACAGACCCCTACAGTTTCAAGGACACACAACAATCATACGGAATGTGGGCGGTGCCACCCGACATAGACACCACAGTGTTGGTGATCTTCGCCAAGGGTGACAACCTGGCGAACTCGGCATTTTGGATGGGTTGTGTACAGGACCCCATGACGAACCAGATGGTACCGGGAAATGGTGCCACGGCCAACACATCCAAGGCCGCGGAGGCACAGGAGGCTTCAGAAACCAGCAAGTTGGCAGATTATGGAACTGATTTTTTACCGGCCGGTGAGAAAAATCGTAAATTATTTGACGCAGGTGAAACTATCTCTAGTGCCAGCAAATGGAATTATCCCATCAACGATATCTTAGCAAATCAGATGACTTCCCAAGGACTGATACAGGATCAGGTCAGGGGAACCACATCATCGTCAGCACGTAGGGAATCTCCCAGCCAAGTTTTTGGATGGAACACACCGGGCAGAATCAGAGCAGACAGTAGGACAAAAAATATAGGACTAGACGGTGCACCGGTGAAGGTAGACAGGGAGACCGGACACAGTTTCGTGATGGATGATGGTGCTGAAGATGGCACGAACCAACTCACAAGATTACGTACAGCCTCCGGACACCAACTCCTGATGCACGATACAGAGGGAGTGGTCTATCTAGCCAACGGTTCAGGAAAAGCATTCATTGAGATGGACAAGGATGGCACGATCAGCGTGTACTCCGACGGTGGCATTAATCTGAGATCGGGTAGGGATTTCAATCTACACTCAGACATGAACATCAACTTCCACGCCAAGGGCACGATCAATTTCACGTCAGAGACCAATCTGGCCCTCAACGCCGAGGGTTATCTTTTCACCATGGGCGAGAAAGGCATATTGAACAGTTCACAGAAAGGATCGGTGAGGAACTACGCCAGAGACGGCATATCATCATTCACTGACGGTGTGCAACTACACGGTGCCAAGGGCAGGATAGACCTGGCGGGATCACAGGTCCATTTCAATTCGGTCGGTGCGAGTAGCACTTGGGGACCTGGTTGGTTGAAAGCGGACGCAATAGGGATCAAGGTCACGGAGGGATTGATAGATATAGACGATGACAGACCACTGGCACAGGGCAAGGTCAACAAGATAGACAACAGGACCACGGTCACGGACTTCGTCACGCATGAGCCATATGACAGGCAGAGTAGTACGGCCCGCAAGAAGAAATTTATTGACGAGGCCATGGCGGAGATCAAAGCATCCAGTCCAGAACTCTCGGCCACGGAACTGAAAGTGATCAAGGACGAACTGTTGAAACAGCCATCCATCAAGGCCGTGGCAGACAAACTCAGCAAGGTAGTGAACCTGAATGACAAGATAAAATTACCCATAACGAATCTCAACAACCTCGTGGGCAAGGCCACGGAGATACAGAGATTGATAGAGGATCCCAAGGCCACGGCCATGAACTTCATATACGGCAAGATCGAGTCTATAAAGAACCAGGCGCTGGACGCGGTGAAGAGTTTCTTCAGATTTTAGGGAGTAAATACAGCATATGGCATACGACAACAATTCAAATGACCTATCCAACAAGACGGTGACCTTCAAGGGCTTCAGTAGCCGCGCGGAAAGACAGAACTTCAAACTGTACGACTTCGAGGTGGCCAAGCAGGACCTGATCAACAGGCTTTCCATTCGCAAAGGCGAGAGGGTGGAGAACCCGGAATTTGGCACTATAATATACGATGCAATCTTTGAGCCGTTCACGGAAGCGTTGAAGGATGCCATCGTTGAGGACGTGACTGCTAATCTAAACGCAGATCCACGTATTTCCACACAGGAGATACTGGTGTCAGAGGCGGACAAGGGCATAGCTATTCAGGCCACAATAACATATGTGCCCCTTAACATCACAGAGAAACTGAGATTCAACTTCGACGAAAACAGTCTATTGCGTCTATCTTAATATACGCACATTTCCTAGCATATAAATACCGTTGTATATACAATGGCCACAACAGATAGACAGAACAGATTACTAGTAGCGGAAGATTGGCGCAAGATCTACCAGGCTTTCCAACAGGCCGATTTCAAAAGTTATGACTTCGAGACCTTGCGTAGGACCATGGTTGCCTACCTTAGGGAGAACTATCCAGATGATTTCAACGACTTCGTTGAGAGCTCGGAGTATGTGGCGTTAATAGATCTGATCGCCTACATAGCTCAAGCGCTGTCATTCAGGGTTGATCTCAACGCAAGGGAGAACTTCTTAGAGACCGCCGAGAGAAGAAATTCAATTTTAAGGTTGGCAAGGCTGATCAATTACAACGCCAAGAGGAACAAACCGGCCACGGGACTCCTGAAGATAGATTCAATATCGACCACCCAGGATGTTGCAGACAGCACAGGAACCAATCTAGCGAACTCCACCATAGTGTGGAATGATTCCGCCAACTCCAATTACAGGGAACAGTTCACGGCCATATTGAACGCCGCAAACCAGACAGGACAACTTTTTGGAAATCCCAGGGAGTCGGGCACGATCGGTGGCATAACCACACAAGTATACACATTAAGTTCAAACCAGTTGGACCTACCAGTGTTCAAGTTCACCAAATCAGTGGGCGGCATAGGCAGGCAGTTTGAGATAGTGCCGTCGACCATAGACAACTCGGATTCCGTGTATGAATCCAGTCCATTAGAAGGGACGGGTCTCACCTACACCTACAGGACGGATGGTTCGGGAGACAGTTCCAACAACACAGGATTCTTCTTCCTGTTCAAACAGGGCACCATGCAGTCAACGGACTTCACTGTGGACACGGCCGAGACTAACTACGTAAAATCACTGAACACCACCAACATCAACGACACCGACGTGTGGTTGTACAAGTTGGATCAGTTCGGACAGGTGTCTGAACAGTGGACCAAGGTACCATCACTGTCAGGCAACAACGCCATTTATAATTCACTCGCTAAGAGTGAGAGAAACATCTACAACGTGGTCACCAAGAATAACGATGCAATTGATTTAGTTTTCGGTGACGGGAATTTCTCGAATCTTCCATTGGGATCTTTCAGGACCTACCACAGGATCAGTGACAATGCCAAGTACGCCATACAACCGGCGGACATGCAGAACATACAGTTAGCGGTCCCATACACGGACGCCAATGGCGCACAACAGACATTGACCGTAACACTGAGTCTCAAGGCCAGTGTGTACAACGCCGCGGCCACCGAGTCAAACGATTCCATAAGGGAGAAGGCCGCACAGGTTTACTATTCGCAGAACAGGATGATAACTGCGGAGGACTACCAGGTTGTTCCTCTTTCTGCTTCACAGGAGATTGTGAAAGTGAGATCTGTGAACAGGTCCGCTTCTGGTATATCCAGGGCGAAAGAAATTCTAGATCCCACTGGAGCCTACTCCAATGTTTCAGTTTTCGCGGAGGATGGTATTATATATAGGGAGGAATCCGTACAGCAGTTCACGTTCACGTTCAACAACAGGAGCGACATACAATCAACCCTAGACACGTCCGTGGAGGCCAAACTGAAAGAAGCCTACGCCAGGCAGTTCTACTACCTGAAGTA